GTAATTGCTACCGTAGCGGTTGCGTTCCTCGCAGTAACTACCGAGAACCTGTACCAGGAATCGCTATTCAAATCCGAGATCAAAAATACTTCATTGCCTGAATCAACGCTTACGCTGCTTGTTATCGGAGCATAATCCTTGCCTATGCGCACATTGCCATTCACCACCATTTCAGGCTGATGGCTTTCCCACTCAATCCCGTCCGGCAGTTCTCCAAACGGAGTGCCCCAATCTTCTTTGCTAGCTATGCCCGTAAACTGGGCGGAGAAAGATGGATAGGATTCTGTGCTGAGTTCCATTGTGAAAGTGCAAGCGGCACCGTAAATGTTTTTCTTGAGGCCGCCGTCATTGACTGCAATGGTGTATGTCTTTTGTGAATCACCGTCGCTCATAGGCCTATAGAGGAAACCGCCAATTCCATTCACAACAGCAACTTCTGCGCTGAATGCGTCGGATTCAACAACGCCTCCAACGCTGAATGAAGCAGTTCCTTTTAGCACGTAGTAGATGTAATTATCTTCAAAGCCCACAACCAAACCTTTTGCATTGCCTGTGTCAGAGCTTATAATGCTCTTGCCCGCAATGAGAGAGTCTAATTCATGCGCATTGGAAATAGTCATTTTGAGAACATTCTCTCTGCCAAACCTTGCGGCTTGCAGAATGCTGTCAACTTTTGGCACAACGCCAGGCTTTCCGCTGTTTTTCAATTCTCCGGCCACCGAAACAGATGCGCTGACTTTGCCAACCCTTGACGGCCCGGCAGAGATGCTCGCCTTGAAAACGGTTTTTTCTATCAGCTCAGGCTCTGTCGCCGCCGTGATCTCGGTGAGCTCCAGTCCGTATCCGCTTGCATCGACCGGAACGGCAACGCCATTCTCGGATTCCGGCGCAAGGCCTAGGCTTCTGTTTTTGTATAAGGCTAATTCCATTTTAAACCCCTTGGTTAACAATCGCATATTGCACGATTAATGATATTTTTGATACGGCGTAAGCTTCGGGCAATGCCGGATATTCTACGCTTATTCCTGATATGCTCACGCTAGCGATAAAGTCTATTTTATCCGACATGTGAAGTCTTATTCTTTCTCGGTTAAGCATTGAATAGTTAAAAGACTCTTCAACCGCCGAAGTTTTATCTTGCCAGTTTTCCTGCGTATTCGGAACGGCAATTACTATGTTAAGCGTATCTTGGCGGCGCATAAAACTTTGGACTGAAGTATCTATCGCTTCGCTATTTCCACTCCAAAATACTTTCGCTAAAGTTTCATCGCTGCTTAGAAATTTCCAGTTTGCAAGCGTAGGCAAAGTTCTATATCCAAATTTCGCTTCAAGCAATCTTTTAACTCCAACTCTTATATTTTCCTTGAGCGAATTCCCTTTTTCATCTTCTGTAAGCTCTTGGTTTGCTTGTGCAGGCATTGAGACGGAGAACTCAATGCGCACAAGCATAAGCGTTTGATCGAACTCTGTATCAGCTGTTATGTCTGACCAAGAAACAGGCTCGAAAGTTCCAGTTTTACCTAATGGCAAAACCACCGAAACTTTAGAAAGTTTTGATATTATTTCTTGGCTCATCTTGTGAGCTTCGGCACGTCTGTATTTTTCGCTGCCCTGATTTTTTGTTACAACCAGGCAAACGGCATTCATCTTTTCCATTAGAATGCCGCTTTCGCTTGTTTCAAAAGTCGCCCCGCTTACGCTCCAGCTCATGCCCGGTTGCGCATTCCGCAAAAGTCTTGACGATTCCTCTACGATTGGAAGTCCAAACTCTGTATCGGCACGAAAAAAGTCGCACAAAGCCTCTTCTATCATTCCGGCGTTTGTCATAAACTCCCCATTGTAGCCATAGTGAATTGAGCGGGGCCGCCTGCAACCATTGAGCTTGCGAAAAAGCCCGGGCTTTCAGACGGCATGGGAGCGCCCAGCAATATTTCTCCGCTGGCTATTTTTTCAAGCAACTTCATTGCGTTGTCGTAGCGTTTGCGCATGCCGGAATTGTCATCTAAATTTATTTGCCTTTGCTGTAAATTGTAAATGCTTAAATTAATGCAAATATTTTTTAGCAAAGGTGGAACGTTTTGAAACGGCAGAGAATACCTGCCGCCTATCATAGAGTCAATCAGCACGCCAGATTCATTTATGGCCGCATCGACAACATCTTCATTGATGGTGTTACGACCGTCATTTGACAATTCGGCTATATCCTTTGCAGGCAAATGCGCCTTGATGTCTTCCAACGTGCAGTACACTTAGATAACTCCGGTCAAGAGCATTCCTGCGCCTTTTGCAGTTACAACCTCAGCCCAGCTTGCGCCAGCCTTTACGTTGTGGCCTCCATGCAATCCGAGTTCTTCCTTCCATTGGGTCGTGGCTACACGATCGCCGCTCTGAAATGTCAAACCCCACGCAAGTCCATTGCTCTGATCTGCAATAGGTTCATAGTAATGCAGAGCTACATTGTCACCCCAGCATAACTGCAAATCAAGGTCTGCGCCTTTTTTAGCTATATTGATCAAGCTTCTACCAACGAGAATTTCGTCCAGTTCCAAGAGGCTGGCAACTATTTCTTTTGTTGCAACGCCAGAACCGCCCGCATTGCCATTCATAGCTTTGACTATGGCTGGGTGCATGCGAAGTTGAGTCCATGCCTTTGCACCTATAATCATTCTGTTTGGACGCACAATGTTTTTATCCAAACATTCAAGCAAGTACTTGAGTGGATTTGAATCTAGGCTGCTAAATTTATCGCCAGCAGCAGTGCTTATGACTTTTTTGGGAAGGTAATTGTCTGGACTTTGTGTAATATCAGCTACTCTCTTTTCTCTGCCAAGCAACACTCTGTCCATAATTTCACTCAGTGCATCAGTGACTAAGTCGCCGACGTGATTCTCCCCAGCTTCGTCAATATCACGCTTTGGAATGAATCTTGTAAGTCCGTGATCTTCGCATATACCAGCTCTCTCTATAATATTGGTAGTTGCTTGATTTGGCAAGCTTGCTCTTCCAATTAGAGTGCTAGGCACCGTGAAGCCGTCTGCGAGATTGCGTTCTGCAAACTTGAAGCTCGCTGATTTCGTGCGAAGATTTTTAATCGGCATAACCTGATCGGCTATATTCGCCCGATTTGTGAATTTCATGACCATGCCGGTCTGCTCATCCGTAAGCACGTAGTTTTGATTTGTTACAGACATTTTATGCCTCCGCTTGTTTGGTGAATCTGGTTATGTTTACACGGATAACCTCATTGGGATTTCCGCTTTCTTTCGCTTGCGCTATAATTGCACCTGCCGTAACAGCAATGCCCTTACCGGAATCGTCGCTAGCGAGCCAATCCCCGGCAGCTACAGTTCCGCCAAGCGTAAGACGAGTCTCGCCGTCTTCTTGGACATCTATGCGGTTTCCTGCCTGCTTGCAACCTACATCAGTAGTTATGCCAGCTGGTACGCCGGTTGTATCTGCCAAAGCACGATGATCGTCCTTTGCACCAAATTTTACTATTCGAAACGCAGGAATTGCTCCCTCCGCCACATAATTGAACTTATTGCCGTTCATATTTTCTCTCCCTGGTTAGTTTTTCGCAAGCTTGTGGATATGACAAGCCTTCTTCAGTCACAAGTTTCTCTATCTTCTCTGCCGCAGCTATCGCGCCACCTACTGACGATTCCTCCTGCGAAAACTGGAATTCACCTGGCTTCACAGCCGGTTCAATGCTGTCAAGCAGTACGATCAAAGCGTCTGCCGCTTTTTCCCCATCGCCTTCTGCAAATGAAAGAGAGCCGCCGCCAATTAGCTCGTATAATTTCTCTGCCTGTTGCATTTGCGGCGCTCTCAATTTTCCTGACTTGGAGAGTGCGCCAAGCTTCTCAGCAAAAGCGTTCTTCTTCGCTTCTGCCTCCGCTTTCGCCTTCTCTGCCTTAATCGCCTCCAGCTCGGCCCGTAGAGCTTCGACTTCTTTTTCAGAAGCTTCTTGAGCTTTTTTTACTTCATCAGAAACGCACTGCTCATTTTTTTGCTCTACGGAACCGCCCTCAGCGAAATTTGAAGTTTCGCCTTGGCTTGCTGTGGGGGTGCTTATATCAAAATCTTCTAAATTTTTAATGGTCCATTCGGGATAAACAGCATCGGCCTTTTCAATGCCTTCTTCTTCGATGAGCTTTTCCCTCATTTTTCTAAGCAAGCTGCCAATATCCTTAATTGCCCATTTAATATCAGTTTCAGTTGAAAAATAAATTATGTCTTTGGATTCTTCCCCGAACTCCAGCGGCTGCAATCCTTTCACTGCCGGAGCAACGCCGCCAAGCGCGCCTAAGTGCCTTATGCCTTTGGAAAAATTTTTGTGGAGTGCGATTGACTGGTAAGGCCACATGCCTTTCCTGGTTTCTTCGGCAAAGTCCGAGTTCACCTTTTCCACTTTGAACATCAGCATATTCTTATCGCCGACTTTGACATCTACTATAGTTGCTTGGCGAGGGGAATCAGTTGTAGGATGCCCTTTTACAAGCGGAGGATTATACCCGGCGGCAAACTGCCCACGAACTCCATCCGCTATTGCATTAATGTCTTCGGCGGAGAAAGATCTCTTTTCGCCGGATGAATCCACGTAAGTGCCAGGCTTGAACGCCTCGACCCATTTGCCTTCATTCAAAGTTTTGTTCATAAGCAGTAAATTAAAATCCAAACTCAGAAAACTCGCAGGAAAGTTTCTCGGAAAAGTTCCTGAAAGTTTTCGCATGGCATTATTTACCTTGCGAGAAGCAAGGAGTATCTGTTATGGAAAAGAGCTTTACGGAAAAGGTAGTTGAGTTTGTGTTTGGCAAAGTCGGAATGGGCGCCATATTCCTGGTTGCCGTAATTTATTTATATGCGCAAATGCAGGATATGCAGCA